GTGGCGGGTGATGTGGTTAAGCGGCGGCCAATCTGGCAGGCACTTCGCGGATGGCGGCGGCAACCAAGCCGGCGAGATAGCGTGCGGTATTTCCGCTCGGGTCCGCTATGACGCACGAGGCAATTTCGGATGTCGTGCAGCCCGCCTTGGAAGCCATCATTGCCAGCGCCTGGTTGGTGGCGACTTCAGCGATCTTTTCAATTGCGTCCATGCTCGCTCTCCGGTGGTTGGTGATGCGTTGTTTGCTGCGTCTAAGAAGAACGATAGCAAACGCTCTCTCTTAACGCAAGCATATGCTAGCGTTTTTCGATAAATATTTTTATCACTCTGTTGGATGCGCGCAAAAATGCTTGCGAGAGCTCTGTCGCCTAGACTGGAGGAATCAAAAGGAGGTCGCCATGACGCCAGAGGAAGTGATCACTGTGTTCGAGCGCATGAATGCCGAGGGCCGCGCCGACTTTTCGCTAGACGACACGTGCGCAGCGTTTTCCGAATGGCTGGCGGGAGTATGGGATGGGTTGCCGGCGCAGGACATCGCCCTGCTGACGGCTGTAGGTGGCGTGCTGTGGCGGGAGGGGTTTGCCTTACGGCGGAAATGAAAAGCCCAGCGCGGGGCTGGGCTCTAGGTGTTATTCGTTAGTCTTGGGCGATGGCTCTTCGTCACTGTCCGGCTTTTTGACCTTGGACCATGGAGAGTGTCCAGTCAGGAAGGCCGCTACAATACCCCCCACCAAGAAAGTAGTCACAGCGATCGCCAGCTTGTCGTGACCGGTCGAAGCGAGTTGCCATATCAGATAGAAGGCGATCAGCACTAGGACGAATGCCATCCATTGGGCTCTTGCATCGCGCCGGATCATTCCGGACATGCCATTCAGTTCCATCTCGCGGGCATGCCGGCTATTCGCCTGGAACTCGTCCAGTATCATCCGAGCCGCGCCTGGGACTATCTTGTCGTACTGGGCGAGATGTTCCGGGGGTGGCATTGGCCCACTGTATGTGACAGTGCGCATCGCGAACTGAACCTTGCGCTCGACGATTTGATCGAGCTTGGGCTCAAGGATTTCAATATTTGACTTATCGCCTTCGCTTTTGCCCGGTTGATCCGGGCCTTCTTCAGCGCGAACTGCCATTCTTGAGGGTGACCCTGCGGACGGCCGAACTCATCTGCTTGCCTGTTCGTTCCCAAGCATCATCCATGCGCTCAGATGCCGACTTCCGCGGAAAGGCCGTTTGGTAGTTGGTATGTGGAAACAGGGTGAAAGTCGTCGCCAAGGCGCTGGCGAACGACGCTAGCCCGCTGTGCCGATGTTTCATGACTGTTCCTTAAGTTTGGGGCCGAGCCGTTACTAACGATTGCAACTATACATCATCTTCCATAGTAACAGCATAGGCTGGGCCCCCTACAGCAAACTATCCGTCCACACGGCGCGGCCGGCGATCATCGTACGGTCGTCGGGCGGCAGTAGCTTGTCCGGGAAGGTCATCTTGTCCGGATTGTCGCTTCGGATAATCCATGTCTGCTGACCTACCGCCGGATGGAAGTCCCATATCAGGCGCTTCAGGACGAGACCACCATCCGGCATACAGATAGCGTAAATCTTATTGTCACGGGGCTCGCGATCCTCAAGATTAATGAGGACGGCCCGCCCATCCTGAATCTTTGGGGACATGCTGCCGCCGGCGGCATATATCAGTCGAGCCGCGTACTCCGGTACGCCCAAGTCTCGAAGCTCACTCTTGGCGAACGTCTTGCCGCCGTCCACGATTACGTGGTCATGAAACCTGCCCTCGCCGCAGGCGGCCTCAATATTCAATTGGGGAACTAGCACGTACTCATCCGTGGTTGGATTGGGGAGACCTTGTTCGCCTAGCGTAGGCGTCGCCGCCGCTGGCGAACCCTCAATCATGCCCGGTATGTGACTCTTTCTCGACTTATCAGCACTTGCTGAAATGTGGTTAGCCGATAGGTCGTGCATCTGCCCTCGCCCACTCTGCAACCACTCCGGCGATATCTTCAAAAATTTCGCCAAGCCGAACACGCAGCGCGCTTCGAGCTCGGTGTTTTCGTTGTTCCACCAATTGGTTACAGCAGGCGAGCTCACGCCGGCTGCGGCGGCCAGGTCCTTTTTCAGGATCTTCTTTCCCCAGTCCTTCTCTCTGCTCAACACGGCCAGCTTGAGTCGTGAAATTGTAGTTCTCATTTAAGTTAGCTTAAACAAATTTCGTTTCACTGTGCTTTACCTTTGAGTTTAAGTGTGCTTAAATAGAGCCATGACTAAAGCACACGACCCTACCGCTGATTTGATCATCGATGGCCTCGGAGGTACGAGCGCTGTTGCTGAATTGTGCCAATGCTCCGCCGCAGCGGTTTCCCAGTGGCGCATTGATGGCGTACCAAGGTCGCGCATGCAGTTCCTTCGAGTTATCCGGCCCAAGTTCGACTGGAGCCGGGTTCCCGATGATTACCCGCTCCGCGAGGCAAAACCCGACATTGTAGAGGCGATCAAAGCCAGCGATGACACCCAGCCGCCCGTAGGTTCGGGACCGAGAAAGAAGGACAAGCTGGCAAGAATGAGCGCGTAACAGTTCAGGTTTCAAAGTTTTCTCATGGGGGTCTGACGACCCCTTTAATTTCCTCCGGTTTCCTCGGGTATTTCAACTGGTATTCCGATGAAATCTCGCTATAGGAGCTTACTGATGCAAGACCAAGAAAGCCTCTCCAGCGTCAGTTCGTACGGCGCTCAAGGCGGCTCCATTGGAGCGGCCCCCAAAACCCCGATATTCCTGCCGAAGTCGGCCATAGCTGAGTGCAAGTCCTTCCGCGATGCCTGCCACCTTGCGTGGGAGAACAGGACTCGGAAGAACCTGAAATTCAGCCACATGGCTTCGGAGATCGAAGACTTCTACGCTTCGCACGCGTCCGAATACTTCGCCAAGGAAGAGATCACCAAGAAAGGAAAAAAGCGTCGCGAGTTGCCTGCAAAGCACGTCAACGCAGTTCAGCAAGAGCTTGGCAACTACGCAATCAGCCAATGGCAAGCGCGAGACGCCATGCTTACTTTGATGGAAGAAGTAATCAATTCACAGAGAGGGAGCCTATGAAATGACAGAAGACGAGGCGCTTCAGATCGGCCGGAAGGTCGTAGAGGACGCCCGAAAGCGGGTGGGGGTTGACAAAAACGCGCTCCAGAAGGAGTTGGAAGAAAGGATTGAGGCTGATCCGGAATTGTTTGCCGCTTTCGCGTTGGCTGGCAATTTGATTCTCCGGTCACAGCAGGACCAGAAACACTGAAGCAAGCGCCGGTCGGACCGGCCGGCGCCCTAACCCTAAATAGTAGTACTAACGCTACGGAGAACGGCATGAGCATCGTGACAAACCCCAAGCGCCTCGCCCTGGTTGTAATCGACACGGCAAAGCAGCGTTACACGCGCTACCTCGGCGCACAGCGGGATCACAGCATCGAAGGCGACTGGTTGACGGAACGTGAAGTCGAGCACTTCCGCATCAACCCACTCGACTTCATCTGTACGCATTGCGAGCCGGAAGTCGCATGAGAGTGCTCATCTGCTTCTGTTCGGTCTTCCTGATTGCGATGGTTGCCGCATGGACCGCAGGCGAGCTGCTTGGATTGATTCACTGAGTCGCCAACTCGAACATGGTTAAACGGAAGTCTAGATGAAGCGTCCTTCTTTTCAGTTTTATCCGGGCGACTGGACATCAAACAGCAACTTACGCCGCTGCTCGCACGCTGAGCGTGGCATATGGATTCAGGTTTTGTGCGTGATGCACGATTCCGAGGAGTACGGCCTTGTCCGATGGCCGCTGAAGGAGATCGCGCAGGCTGTGAATTGTTCTGTGCCGGCTCTACGCGGATTGGTGGAGAAAGGGATTCTGAAGGGCGCGGATACGGGAAAGCCAGTCGAGCCGTATGTCTATATTCCGCGCTCAGGTCGAAAGGATGGCGATCCGGTGACTTTGGTGTGCGCTCAGGTGGGTCCCCTTTGGTAC